TACTCATGTCTTGCATCGTTTTCTCCATATGGATTTCTCCACTACTTACTGATAATACTTTCTCTACTTACAGGCCTACTAACTGATCAGGTGTTGGGCTGTGCTTTCAATACTTGTGCTTATTTGTTGGCTTACCAGGACTCGAACCTAGACTAAAACAGTCAAAGTGTTTTGTGCTAACCATTACACTATAAGCCAGTGTTGCGGAGAGAGTGAGACTCGAACTCACACGGCTGTTACACCCAACGGTTTTCAAGACCGCGACCCGTAGACCGACTTGGCTTACCTCTCCTTTATTCTATCCAATATGTCAATGAACTCTTTCTGTGGAGCAGGCAGGAGTCGAACCTGCTATCTTCCTTGCGATCGGACACGTTTCCGTTACGCCACCGCCCCTTTATTTCTATACCTAAAGATATGATCTTTATTTCTATTAGGCAACTTTTTTTTAATAAAAAACCCGAATCTTTTTTTATTTGATCCGGGTACCTTACTTATGATATGTGTTTATTATCATATCATACCTCGGTACCTCCTTGTTTAGGTTCGTTATTATATGTAAAGCCATTCACAGTACCATACAGTATAATATCACTACATAACGAATCCGACCATAGAATTAGGTCTCTCTGCGCTGTGCTATTTAATTGATGTATGTTTTGAAGTGCTTTCATTTTAATTGCTTTCTATATATAAATATATGAACTTTTCCATTCCAAACCAACTATAAGTTGATTTATTTTTTTGCTTTATTTTTTTTGTATTCTATATTGTCAATTTCATCATCAACCCATTCTTTTTCATTCTTACCCAATTGACTGTAGTTCATTCCGAATTCTTTCTGAGCAATGCTATCTTTTGATGATTCGTTTAACGATTCTTTTATTAGTTGAACTAAATGTGATTTTTTCATATCGTCTTATTTAATATAAATATATGAACTTTTATTTTATAATCCAACTATTATTTTATTTTTTTTGCCATCAGGGCAGGATTCGAACCTGCATGAGTTTAGTTGCGTGATTCGATCTAACCCTCAAATCATCTACAGACAAAAGCATCACCTTTTGTTATAAGGACCCAAGCATCACCTCGGATATCCCGCGTCTACCAATTCCGCCACCTGACTATATTACTTGTCTTTCCAAGTTGTCATAAGTCGCATGTATCTTCCCTAGGCTTGACCCAAGCACCCTAGTATTATTTCGCTAATGTTAAAAACTATTCAATCCTTGAAAAAACACATTAACTTGCTACTTACATATATAGGCTCGCCTGTCCTGTTTCTTTATTGATTTACCTGTAACTTCTTTGGGTTGTTGATTGACCACTCCCACTTACTCAAGTAGTTTTTATTTTATATTACTTTACAGTTTTTACTGTATCAGCTTTTACGCTATCAACTTGTACTGTGTCTACTTCTGTAGTGTCTACTTGAACTGTATCTACAGCTGTTGTTTCAGTTGCTTCTACTTGTTTACAGCTTGTTACTGTGATTGCAGCCATAATGGCTAATGCTAAAAATACTTTTTTCATTTTTATTTGTTTATTAATAATACTTAAATATACGAAATTTTTTTGTTAATCCCAAACTTCTTCGTAAGTTTTTTCAAAAATATCTGGTTTGCATGGATAAAATTCTCCTTGTACTCCTTTTATGATGAAATCACCTTCACTAGCTACCATTATTCCTTCCAGAGTATGAATGTCTAAGTAGTTTGTCTCAATTGGTGTATTTCCTTCATAAGCAATATGTTTCTTTGCTTTTCCGTTACTGAACATCTCAATATCTTTTGTATTACTTCCATTCCATTGAATGGCTCTTACCTGTACCGGCTTCTTACGATAGGTTTTCCATGGATGATTTGTTCCTGGAAAATTTTTATCGTAGTAGTTCTGATCTAGATTGTCTAACCCCATATTAGAACGTAGCTGAGTAGATTTCTCTTACTACTGTAGTACTTGGATCGAAATCTTTATCTAATTCCTTAGCCACAGCTAAATCTAATGATGTTCCGTTTTTAACTTCTACCCATAGCTCTTTAATTAACTTTGCAGATGTTACTTTGTTGTCTTCGTTTCTTTCTACTGTAAATACAGCTACTTTTGTTTGCTTTACCATGTTATTTTGATTTGTTATTAATGTTGATAATGAATTATATTCGCTTCCGTTACTATAGCTTAACCCACTTCCTCCGTTAAGAGGTGTTGACCAATTATTGTTAAGGTCGTATGTACTTATGTTACCATTGCAATTTGTTGTGACGGTTGTCGATGCATTTCCTGATATTCCTAGAGTTTGACTATACCCTATAAAATTTGATGTTTTATCGTTCATAATTTATATTTTTTTTACTTTATACCCTTTTAAATTTCCTCTTGAAATAGTCTGCTGATGTTTAGAAGCTAGCCGTATTCCGTTAGGCGTTACTCCGTACTTCTTTGCTATACTCTCTGCTCCAATACTCTGCATTACTACATTTCCGGCTGGATCTATTAGTTGAAATTCACTGTAGTATCCATTCTCTAGTTTTCTCTGTGTTACTTTTTTATGCTGATCTTCTTTTTCCTCTTTTGTTTTTATAGATAATCCTCTTTTAACAGCACTTTTGTGATTTTCTAGATTTCGCAGTAGAGTCTCTCTTTGCTTACTCTGCCAAGCTTTAACCTCTTCTGGATGTTCTAGTACGTATTTCTTTCGGGTCTTTATTGCTTTTTGCCGTATAGTCTGCTGTTCCTCTTCTGAGAAGTATTTAATAGTATAACCTCCTTCTCCTCCTGGAGCTATATTGTAACAATTTGGGTCGGTTAGATTTTCCTTTATAATTTTCTTCTCCCAGGTATTAGCTTCTTCTTCTGTCGAACAGATAACTATGACTTCTTTTTCGAAATTAACTCTTCCATATTTTTCTATGGCCTGCTTCAAAATTATTCCAGAACCTAAATACTTATCGTCTATCTCTCCTTTATGCTTTCCTATATAGTACTTTCCATTAATGAGATTTGTTGTAATGTAAATATAATGCATGGTAGTTCCTTTATTATAAATAGTTCGGAACTACCATTCCATTAGGTACTACTCTATTTCTTTTCTTCTAGAAAGTCTTTTTCAATCTGCAAGGCATGAGCTTTAGCTACTTCCCAACTCACTAATCCTGTTTCGTCTTCATATTGTACTGGATCTGCAACTCCTAATTTAATGAAAGCTAAAACTCTTTCTACACTTGAAGCTGATTTATAATCACTGTTTCCTGAAGGATATGGTTTATAGGAGGTGTTAGTTCTCGAATAGACTTCATTAAAATCTAATCCTAATTCTCTACATAGTGTTTCTCCGTCTTGTAAGATAGTGAATTTATCCCCTTCTAAATATGGAGTAAAGAATCCTACACGTTCTGAGTTCCAGTTTCCAATTCTAAAAGCTAAGTCATCAGCATCTCTGAATTCCTGTCTACAGTCCGGGTAAATTTCGTGATCTCCAGAATGGATTCCTAAAGCAATATCACAATTTTCTTTTGTCCTATTTGCAACTGATAAAGCTACTGCTTGAGTAATTGAAGCAAATATTTTGTTCCTATTAGGTACAACTGTTGCTTTTTGGTTATCTTCTGCATAATGACCTTCTGGCACTTCTTCACCTCCTGTTACTAAAGCTGAATCTAGTAAGTCAACTAGTCCGTTTAATTGTATTTGACGGTACATAATTTCAGTTCCGGCAATCATTTCTCCGTTAACATAGTCAACTAATGAAGCTGCTCTCTCTAACTCTACTCTGTGTTTTTGACCATAGTCAAATGAAATAGCAGTAACTGTATCATACTCTTTTAGACATCTAAGTAATAATGTACTTGAGTCCATACCTCCCGAAAGTGATACTACAACGTGTTTTTTACTCATAGTTTATTAATTATATGAAGTTGTTCTTCCTACCACTAAGATAGTTACTTTATCTTTTTCTTTCTTAAAATATTCATCAAGAAATCCTCTACGATAAAGCATAACTTTTCCTTTATAAGTTTTAGTATCCACCCATCTGGTATCTACTTTCTCTTTTAGTCTACTAGCTGTTCTATACACCTGATCTCCTAAATCTTTTCCTGCTGCATGACCTAAATAGTCAAATAGCGACATTAATTCTTGGTTGTCCATATTGATTTGATTTTACATTTAATATACGAAATATATCCTCCAAAAACAACTAAAAGTGCTGAAAGATTAAGGAGATGTGGATGATTTTCTCCACATGCTCCACATAAATGATTTACAATCTCTCCCATTAATCTAATGTTGCGATTGTTCTCATTTTCTCTTCTATATCATTCCATGATTGAATATAATCTTTTACTGTATCATATTGTTTTTTATCAGAATGATTTAATAATTCCTTAGCAACTGTCTTTAGTGCATAATGAAAGTTACTTGGATAACAAACTGTTCTTAGGTATGGTTTTCCGTCCTTACCTCTATTTACTTTTTCGTATACAGTAAATCCTCCTACTGTAGAAGATTTAGTAATGAAGAATGGTTCCATTGCTGGATCTTGAATAACTGTATCGCCTGCTGGTATTGTATCTGGGTTTCGTAACATTTTTTGTTTTTTAGTTTAAAATAAATTCTCTTAATTCAATTTCTCCCATTCTTCCTGATTTAGATTTTACTACTTCTCCATCTTCAAGTAAGATTGTCATAGGGATTCCTTTTACTTTATATTCTCCTGATAGATTATCAGTATCCTGCTCTACATTAATTTCTTTAAATTCAATAATGTCTTGTAGGTCTTCTTTTACTCTATCGAAGGTAGGTCCGTATATTTTACAAGGTCCACACCAATCGGCATAAAACTTAATTACCTGTTTTGCCATACGCTCCTTTCGATTTGTAATGATCAGCTTTGCTGAACTTAGTTGTTGATTGAGCTTTTACCTCTCTAGATCTTCCTAAAGTTGGTAACCATTCCATTAATTGCTCGTACTTGCTTTTTGCAGATGTTTTTGACATAGATTCTATTATTTACTTATTATTTAATATATGAAATCTCTTTCAAATATCCAAATTTTTCTTGATTTATTATTCGATTTTCTAATGTTGTAAAGTCTTTTATCTTTAGTAGGTAATTAAATTGTTCTAATTGAAATTCTTTAGAGTCATTTAAACATGTCTCTTCCCATTTATCAGTAAAAGCATATAACTTTCCTTTAAATTTAAACGAAACTTCTTTCATTAAACTTCTTTTACTTCAGCTCTATTGTGATCTACTACGATTTCATGAAACTCAACCCTTCCTTCTTTGATTGCTCTTTTAATATTCTTTTGCTTATCTGAAAGGAAGGCACTTCCACTCTTTACTTCTAAAAAGTGGACTGCACATTTTGTTTTACTTCCTGTATCTGTAAACCCTACATAATCGATTGGCATTCCCAGGAATACTACATCCTCAGGTGGGATAGGGAACTTTGTCATAAATGGTACAAAGTGCTCAATTGTTTTACCCCAGTTCGCTGCTGATGATCTAAATTTAGAATCCTTTCTAGCTTTTGCTACTTCTTCAAGTAACTCTACTTCTTTGGTGACGATTACATCTTCTAGCCTTTTAATTTCAGCTTTAGTCATGTTTAACATGTAGATCAATCCCGCTATTACGGATAAGCTAGCTGCAATTACGTATATCATATTTTTAGTTTTTTATTTTTATTATACCAAATTCGAATAGTTTCTTTGTTGTATCCATACTCTTCAGCAATGTGTTTCCAAAGTTTTCCGTTCGCTCTCTTATCTGCTATATCGACTATATCTAATTTCATTTTTGGCAATACTCCTACTTCTTTGCAGTATTTTTCATATTCTTCTCTACTGTAGCATTTACCACCTATCCTATAAGTTCCTTTAGTTGCTGAGGGTTTCCCTGCTTTACTTTGTGACATTTTTTGAATAGTTGTTTGTGATGGTCTATGTCCTGTGTTTGCTTCTGATAATTTATGTCTATGTTCTTTTGTTCTTGGTGCTTTCTGCTTCCAGGTTTTTCCTGTCATTGCTTCTGATATCTTATCTCCCCATGTAATAGCTCTCCCCTGTAGTGAGTTTGATTTCTTCTCTCTTACCTCCCTAGGTTGTACTTTCCCAGTTAGGCTCTTTGCTCTTTTATTATTTACATACTCTCCTAAATCTCCTCCTGTTCCTCCATCTGCTAAGTTATATCCTATTTCCTTGGCTTGTGTAATATCTATCCAATACTTTTCTCTCTCATTTATATTAACCGAAGTACAGTATTCTAAAATTTCTTTTTGAAAATTATCTTTTCCGTACTTTTCTATAGCTTGTTTAAGTAGGATGCCTGATCCTAAATAATTTGGATCATTTTTGGCATCCTTTCCTATATAGATTTTACCGTTTACCTTATTGGTTGTCTTATATACTATCATACTTTTTTATAATAAATAGTATACTTTTACCTTTTAGTTACTTGTTAACCGTCACATTGTAAACACTCTTCTGAGGTTCTACTACCTAAATCCCCTTGAATTACGCTGTCGGTCCTTAGATAATATAGTGTTTTTATTCCTAATTTCCAAGCTGTCTGGTGTACTAAATTGATGAATTTTGGACTATCTCCTGGATCAAATGCTAGATTTAAAGATTGAGCTTGATCAATATACTTGGTACGCACTGCAGCTTGTTCAACTAATCCTAACTGATTTATTTCTGCAAACGTTAAGAAGATTTCTTTATCATCAAATGGCATAATTTCCTCAGGTAAGTTTGCAATTGATCCTCTATCTTTAAGTATTTGTTGCCATACTTCTTCTGTATTATGTCCTTTTTCTTCTAGATACTGTTCCAATACTGGATTCTTTCTAATGAAAGTTCCTTTTGATGAATTGAATGTATATACGTTGGCTGGGATTGGTTCAATACCTGCTGATACTCCTCCTGAGATTGTTGAATTAGAAACTGTAGGAGCAATAGCAATTAAGTGAGTGTTTCTCATTCCTGTTCCTTTACACCAAACCGGTTCTCCGTATTCTTCAGCTAATTTTCTTGAAGCTGCTTCAGCTTGTGTTTTAATTTGTGAAAATATCTTATTTGTCCAAGAAGTAGATGCAATTGAGTTAAAAGGTAATCCTTTTGATTGTAAGAATGAATGCCATCCTAAAACTCCTAATCCTAATGCTCTTCCTTTCTTAGCAGAACGATGTGCTCTAATTAAAGAATCTTTCCCATTTGTCTTAACTAAGAATTCTTCTAATACTCCATCTAAGAAATAGATTGCTGTTTCAACTAAGTCAGTATCTTTCCATTCTTCATACTTTGTTAAGTTTAGAGATGATAAACAACATACAAATGAATGTTCTTCATCGGTATGTAAAGCAATCTCAGAACATATGTTAGTCATTGTAACATCTAAGTTATTCTTAACGTATGCAGGTGGATTAGCATTGTTTACATTATCCTTAAACATAATGTAAGGTTCTCCTGTTTCAACTCTTGATTTAAGAATCTCAACCCATAATTCCATTGCTTCAGGATCTCTATGCTCCAATCTTTGCATAAATTTATCATCAATAGAAACGCACTGATGTAAATTTAAACATTGACGGTTTGGATCTCCTTGAGGTCTTCTAATACGAAGAAATTCTTTGATATCTAAATGGTTGATATCTAAATTAACTGAAGCTGCTCCTCTTCTTACTGCTCCTTGGTTTGTAGCAATAATAGTTGAATCATAAATCTTAGCCCATGGAATAACTCCTTCTGAGTTACCAGTTTCTCCGTTTCCTATTTTAGCTCCTCTTCCTCTAACTCTATTTAATCCAATCCCTACTCCTCCTCCAAGAGAAGTTAATCGCATTAGTTCTGCATTAGTTAATCCTATCCCTCTGATAGAATCAGGAGTATCTATACCGAAACATGAGATTGGTAATCCTCTGTCAGTTCCAGTGTTTGATAATACAGGTGAGGCTAGGTTCAACCAACCCTTCCACATATATTTATAAAATTTGTTTGCTAGATCTGGACGATCTAGTCTTTTAGCTACTGCATCAGCAACTCTTCTGTAGGCTTTCTTTGGATTCTCATCAGGTAATAAATATCCTTTTGAGATTGTTGCCAAAGATACCTCATTCATCCAAGAAGGGTAGTCTTTTTCAACCTCCCATTTACTGTAATCTATATTCATTTAATTTGGTTTTTGTTGTTTCCGTAATTTATATTTTCTTCGTAGATTATTATACATCCTTTTAGCTTACCTCCTTTTATAGAAACTTCTGTATTTCTATTCCTTTTTAAAGTTCCCTCATCGTACTTTTCTAAAGCTTCTTTTAGGTTGTCGAACACCTCTTGACTCTTATCTGGATGTATAATTATATACTTTCCTTTTGATTTACCGTAATTACCTGCTAGCTCCCCTGGTCTTTTTGTTCCAAAATTACCATTTGATTCACCTACTCTTGCATATTTTTCCCTTCTTCCTTCCTCTCCTAACGCATCTAAAGTCTGCTTTAGTGATTGTTTACGTTTCTCAATAGCTTCCGGTGTGTGTTGTCCTCCCGTATTATTGAGTGTTCTCATGTTTTCAAGCCCTTGTTGAGAATGGTAATTTCCACTATACTTCTGCCTTCTAGTCTCTAAAGATTTTTTTATACTCTTAGAGTTATACATTGGGTTATTTTCTTTCATAACCTGCCTTCTATCCTCAATAGTATACTTTTCAAATGCAAGTTGTACCCTAAGTCTTTCTCCTTCTACTGTCTTACCCGATAGCATTAGCCATGCGACTTTGTCCTGTAACTTCCCAAGCCATTTATACCGTAGCCAATGTGCTGTGGCGTGGTCTTTTACGGACAGTCTTACTAAGTTATCTTCCCTATCACTTCCCTGTTCATGCCTTGGAACAATGTGATGTCGATGCGTAACTTCTTCTAATTTAATGGTTCTTCTTTCCTGTAAGAACCTATTATAAATTTCTTGCCAGTCTATCATAGTGTCTGTTTATAATAAATAGGCAAGAAAAAGATTTTTTTACTATTCGAGTAACATTAGAAAACATCAGCTGTATCCCATGACATATGCCCTTTACTGTAAGAAGTAACTCTGGCTGCAAAGAAGTCGGTGTGCATCTTACCTCCCGTTAAACTATCGAACCATAACATTTGTTTTAGAGCTCCTTTATCGATTTGCTCTGACGGGATCAAAGGTTTTAATCCTAAGTCTCCCATTTTTGTATTAACTCTGTGTTTGATAAAGTTTTTAAGGTCTTCCTTAGATAGGTTCTCTAAGTCACCCATTTCAAATATTTTATCAATAAAGTTAAATTCTAATTGAAGAGCTAGATGGGCTGCTTCTTCAATATCTTTAATTAATTTCTCAGTTTTAAGTTCAGGATATTCTTTCATTAATTGTTTGAATAACCAACAACCTGCATCTGAGTGGAGTGATTCATCTCTTACAGACCATTCTACAATTTGTCCTACTCCTTTTAGTTTGTTTCTCATTTTAAATGAAAGTAGTACTGCAAATGATGAGAATAGATTTACTCCTTCAGTAAATGCTGAGAATATAGCTAAAGATCTAGCTACTTCATGCCAATCAGTTTCTCCTGCATTTCCATCTCGAACGTCCATCAGAGCTTGAATTTTATCTGCAGTTGATTCATCCTCTAAGAATTCTGCAAAATTATCTAATCCTAACTGCTCATTCAACAAAGAATATGCTTCAGCATGAATTGTTTCGAAGGCTCCAAACGTAGTAGCCATCATAATGATTTCTGGTTTTCTAAACCATTTTGTGACAAGGGATGTCCAGTAGTCATTCACAACCGTTTCTGTTTGTGCGAATCCTTTTAAGATTCCTCCTATAACATTCTTTTCATGATCTTTTAGATTTGAGTTCCAATCTGCTACGTCTTGTGACATCGGAACTTCTGTATGTAACCAGTGTGCTTGGTGAGCCTTTAACCAGTAGTCATGTGCAGCTGGATATTCAAAAGGCTTGTAAACTATGCGTTCGTCTTTTAGACTCATATCGCTTTTTTTAATTGTTAAAAATTATACAATGTAGAAATAAATAGGTTATATATTAGGATGTTTGACTCTCTAGTTCAAAGAACTTCTCAGCTACTTCCCTAAATCCTCCTCTTGGTTTTTCATTATTATCATCTAAGATAGCATTACCTAAGATTTCAATATGTCCATTATTTGTATCTACTTTTGCATCGTAAGTCATACCATCCATTCCGTATCGATTCTTCATAACGTGAATACGTCCTGTACCTAATACCTTATCTTCTTTCTTTCTAGATAACGATAAACAGATATCTGCAACCATCATCTTATCATAAGAACCTGCAGCTTTATCTCCTTCAATTACATCATCCTTAGCACCCATCCTATTTACTTGAGAAGGAGTTAGGATTGGTATTTTCAGTTCTTTAGCTAATCCTTTTGTAGCAATGAATACATCATCGATTTCATCTTTCTTATCTGCAAATCTATGCTTTGAAGGTGGTTTTAAGTAATCAACATAATCAATAACAATCATATCTGGTTTATGATCCATATCAATACATTTTTGAATATGTGATTTGATTGTATTAATTGAAGCTCCTTTAGGTGGATATTCCTTAACAATTAACTTCCCTTTTAATCCTGTAACAATTTTATCTACTTCTAGCCTATGTTTGTTTACATCCTCAATTCCATGTCCTGTAAAGTAACAGTCAAATCGTTTTCCTACATAGTCTTCTCCAAGCTCTAGAGTATAGTAATTTACATTAAACCCTAATTGAACTGCATGTGCTGCAGCAGCAACCATCGTCCAAGATTTACCTCCTCCTGGATTACCGAACATAATAATCAAATCTCCAGGTCCCCAACCTCCTTGAATACCGTCATTTAATATAGGCCATGGAGTTGGAATAACTGGCCTATAATCTTGTCGATATCTTGATTCAATATCTTTATTATATTCATGACCCATATTCTTATCTAAACCAGCTTTCATAGCTTTCTCAATCATGTTTCTGATTCCATCAAAATCTCCTTGATTAAGTAAATCTGCTGAGTTTAGTAATGCGTTTTTAAGTTCTTGATTTTTACAGAAAGTAATAAATTCTTCTTGAACGTAAGCTAGGTCTTCCTGAGTTGATTCATAACATCCTCTTAATTCTGATTTAACTGCTGTTTGTAGAATATCGTTTTCTACTTTTTGTAGTTCTACTTTTAAAATATCCATAGTAATTGTGGTATGGTATTTGTCAAAGTATTTTACAAGTGTCTCTAAAATCCACTTATGTGCGTCTGAGTCGAAGTATTCAGCTCGTAGTAAATCTCTTGCATTCAATACAAACTTTTTGTCTGTAAGAAGCCCTCCCAGTACTTTTAATTGAAATCCTTTTCCGTACTGTGATAATTTTGATAATGATGTCATATAACTAATTTATTTAAAACTTATTTTTGATATGTAGATAATGGTCGAAATACTTCTATCCATCCTTCTACGTTTTTATTCAATGCTTCGATACTATCCATATCGATCATTCTGAGAAAAGGTTGAACCTGTAAAGAAGGTATCGGCTCTCTCATTTTATCTAATATATGAAGAATTTCTTCTTCTGACAACCTCGGAGTGGATAAATTCATCATTTCATGATTTAATTTTACCTTATCCCAGTCATATATTATATTTGCAAATATTTTCTTAGTCTGTAGCTTTTCTTCACAGATTTTATAAATATCCTCCAACATAACTTCCTTTTGGCCTACTAATGCTGGAAATTCTTTTAAAAGTGTTTTTGGACCTAATCCTTTTATTCCTGATAAGTTATCTGAATCATCTCCTAATAGAGATTTCATAATTAGATAATTCTCAGGAGTTACTCCTAATTCTTCCAGTACCTCTTTTTTTCCATAGGTTTTTTTCTTAATAGGGGAATAAACTTCTATATTTTCGTTGACTATCTGAAGATAATCTTTATCAGAAGAAACAATAGTTACTTTTTTCCCTCTAGCTGCAAATTGCTGAGCTAGGTACGAAATAATATCATCTGCTTCTACTTTGTCTATAGAAATTAATGTAGTTGGAAGACATTGTAAGTATTCAACTAATCTATGCATTTGCATAGTCATAGAAGCATACTCATCTGCTTTATCTTCAAAGATTTCCCAATTAGTAATCCTATTGATATTTCTATTAGCTTTGTACTCAGGATTCATGTTCTTTCTATTAACAGAAGAACCCTGTCCGTCAAATACGCAAATAACCCTTGTTGGATCAATCGTCCTAGTTAAATACCTCAAAGACCGTAGAAAACCTATCAACCCACCTGTATGATGCCCTTG